CCATAGTTTGTGTGGCGGCAATACCTGCACTATTGGTTGTGTTGGTAGATTCGGCACCACCAGACACCAACACACCAATACGCCACGCGCCAGACATCACGGAGGCACTGAAGACTCCAAAATTTCCGTAGGATGAAAGCCTGATGCCGGAGGAGAACTCACTATTGCTACCCAGCCCTCCGTTCAGGTGCGGACTGATACGAAGCACCGGTGAGCCGATGGCCCCAACCTGAATGATGCCGTCCTGTAGCCGTGGTGAAATGTCGATCTCGTGCCCAACGGTGTGCGTCCCCAGAATGCCACCTTGCAACAACACCATGGCAACCAGTGTTGAATCAACAAACGAGCCCGAGTCAGCGCCATCGACAATATGCAGACCGGTGTTCATTTCTCCAAAGACGTCACCTATCGAATGCACCCCGCCAGAGCCCAGATACGCGCCGCCTTGAAGAGACGCACTGGTGAAGCCCGTGGCCTCTAGGCCCCCATTCAACCCGGAGCCATGAACAACACCGCCGCTGACAGACCCGGTATCACCCACAGTGTCCGCAGACTGTAAGCGAGGGCTTGACTGCAACTGCCCGCCCACTGTGCTCGCATCTTCAACCCCGCCAACCAACCCTGGCGCCCGACCCAAGTTAGACCGAACCTCAGACAACCCAGGAACTCCGCCCATCAGCCGGGCGGTCATGAAATACTTGGCATCTACCGAAGAACTGCACGACGCACCGCCCTGGAGCGCTAAGGACACCCGCCCTGACATATAGGGCGTGTTTTCAATACCACCCGTCAGCACCGCCCCCGACACCAACGAAGCCGACAGCAGCAACGAAGCCACAATGCCCCCCGACAGCCAGGCGTTGCTGCCCCCGCCAGATGCCGCGTTGACGGCGAAGCCGTTGATCTGCCCCTTGTTCACGCTTTAGCCCTGCTGCGCCGCAGACGAGGTGTTCGGGTTGCCCTTGGACGTGGGCGCGAAGCTGGCCGTGGACTTGAACTCGTTGCCCAGGGCATTGCTGAACAGCGTGTAGTGCATCTGTGCGCGGTTTGAGTTACCAGCGTACTCGGCGTCTTTCAGGTAGATTTTGAACAGCGCAAAGTCAACCACGGCGTTTGCGTAGATGTCAGGCACGCTGATGTTGCCGGTCACTGCGGTGTAAAGCGACCCATCGGCGACAGACGTAACATCCGTCGGCGTGGCCGAGTACACAATGTCCAGGGACGCGCCCGCCGCTGCCGGCTGATACACATAAAACACCTTGGGGTCGCGGATGTCATACATGTAATGCACCGGGTTCAGCACCCCCGGAAGGTTGTACCACCCTGGTGTCTGTGCGTCCAGAATCTCGCGGTTTGTCAGACGGATGGACGCACCGTTAGTGTTGCGCGGAATGTCGATCAACTTTGTACCATTTGACGGCAGTGTTTGCTTTGGTCCAACAACCAACGGCATCGTGGCGTTTGTCACCATCGCATCAGGTCGATACAAAATGACCTCCCTCTGCGCATCGTTGATGGCCCGGATGATCTCGTTGACCGGCCACCGGATAGAAGTCTTGTCCTGGGAGATGTCCACGATGCGTTGCACCAGGGATTGAGCGGTTGTAGTCATGATAGGTCCTAAAATTAAAAAGCTCTACTTTGCACACGCCGTGTTGACTTGACCCGACCGTACTCAGCCTCTATCCTGGCCTTACGCGTAAGCATAAGCGCCTTCGACATCTGCTGCATAGCCTTGGCGGGGTCGCTGTACGCCTGGCCATCCACCGAATAAATACGGTACAAAGCTCCGGCCACCACCGGGTCTACCCACAGGTCGAATAGGTCGTCCTGTACACTCGTAGCCGAGCGCGTTGGGCTGAACGCCACCTCAACGAGAACTGAGTACACCCTGTCTGGCGTCGGGTACAACTGAAGCATCCCCTCGGAGTCCGTCCTGGAGACGTAATACGCTCCGGGCCGTCCACCTGCCTGGATGTCCACCGGTGAATCCGCTGATGCTGCGGTCTGCAACTGCGAACCGTCGCAGAATACCCGTAGCACCCGAGCGACCCGCTGTTGGGATGGCGCCTCCAGATCGTACTCACGCACCCCGGCCACCGTGGTGAATACGTCGGCGAACTGCCGTACTGCCATCGACTCCTCACAGAATGCAATAGCCGAGTCCGTCAGGGCCTGGACCGCCGTAGGCTCCGGGCAGCCCAGTGCGTAGGGCAGAACTCGTGGAAGAAACGCAGACAGAGCTTTCATGTATCCCCAATAAAAAAGGCCGGATGTTGTCCGGCCTGATTTTACATTAGCTTACGCGCTTACACCACAGTGTTCAAGCGGCTTACGATATGATGCAAACAGCGAGAGATTCAGGTTTAACTACCTTGTACCCGAAAACATGAAGCGACCGCACAAAATCACCAAAGTCATTTTGGTTGCGAATTTGCTCCATCTTTGTGATCTGGGACGCAAACGTAATCGCCGTCTTGTGGCCCGCCACAATAATGCGGCGTTTGGCCGCGTTGGTCGTAGCAGAGATGCTGGCTTCGTTGCCTGCACCGGACGTCCACACCGTCGCGTTAGCAGCCGCGTAGGGGAGCTGGTTGGTCACGTAGGTGGTGAACCGGTCAATGGTACCAATCTTGCCGTTGCGAACCATGGAGGTGCTATCCCCCATGAACTGCGCCTGGGCCAGATTGGTGTTCATCAACAGCGCGCGCGTTGCGGGGTCAATCCACAGCCAGCGGTCCGTCTCAGGCACGTTCTGCTCATCCAACACCGAAGCCAACTGAAGGATTTTGGTCAGCACGTTGGAGGCATCGCCGGCGGTGGCGTTGATGGCGATCGGGGAGCCCGAGGTACCCAGCGCATACGCGCCAGACTTGGCACCGGCGGTTGCGCCCTGGTTGGCGGCGGCGGCGCTAAAGATCGTGTTGTACACCACCGTGGAGTCGATGGCGATCTTCATCTGCATACCGGCGTCGGTGCTGAACATGTCCAACAGGTTCGGTTTGGCCTGGAACTCCAGCACGTCGTTGATCTGGAACGCGAAGGCTTTGGCCTTGTCGATCACCATTTCCTGCACGTCGGCCTGCGGCACTTGGTAATTCAGACCAGCGCCACCCACTTGATAGTCAGTCACCGTGATGGTCGGTGCCGTGTGGATGATGACCTTGTCGCCCATGCCGCTGATCTCGCCTTGCCAGTTGGTGTTGGCGCACTCGGCGAAGACCGTCGAGTTGTAGAACTTGGCGTTGAGCTTGGCCGACCAAACGCTGGGGATGAAGTTGCCGGACGCGGGTACGGCGGTGTTAAACGGCGCATTTACGGGAAATACGGCGGCGCTATTACGGGTTACTGCCATGGTGGGCTCCTAAAAATGAATGGGGGTTAAGCGACGGTGACGCGATGGAAGTCAGCACCGTTGTTCGTGCCGCAGGCCAGGAACATCGCGGAGCCCTGGGCGGCCAAGGTAACGGCGGCGTTCAGCGTGCCGGCGCTATTGATGGCTGTGATGGTGCCGCCAACGGGCGGGTAAATCTTCAGGGTGTTGGTGGCCACCGTGGAGGTGACGACCACGATGGAGCCCGCAGGGAGCGCCGGCAGGGCGGCCATGCCGCTTGCGGCCATCGTGGTAACGATGTTGACCATGCCAGGCAGGGTCTGGTTGGCCACGGCCGCGGCCTGTGTGTCGGTCGTGTTGGTGACCGTAACTGCTTTTTCCAAGCCGCCAATGGCGGCTACGGGGGACGATACATTTGCCATTTTGAAAAACTCCAAATTGGCCGCCCCCGTGGGTCACATCACCTGATGCGTCCTTCAGCCAGAGCGGCGTTGATTAACGACTCAATTCGCGCGTACTCGGGTGCGCTGTAAACCCCCCGTCGCCCGTCGTCATAAAACTTCGAGACCTGGGCCTGTGTTATCACAGGGCTTCCGGTGGCCACTGGGGCCACTGTCGATGCGCCTTTCGGGCTCACCATCGAGGCCAGAGGGTCTGCCGCTTTGGGGGCCTTGGAACCGCCGGTATAGGCGTTGAACACTGCTGCCACCCGATCTACATCGAGCCGCTGCTGCGCCGCTGCCAACGCCTGCTGCCGTGGTACCCCGTAAACCGGGTCTGCCTCTGCCAACCAGGACAGGAACCCCTTGTCCGTGTTGACCTGTGACCAGTCAGGCACGCTCTTCGACAACCGCTCAAAAAACGACTGCTCCGCCGTCACAGCCAACTGGGTACTGGTACCCTTGAGCTGCTCCGCCATCGCTGCAATCTGAGCCTCCATCGCGGCGTTCTTGGCTGCCAAGTCCCGTGCGGTCTGACCCATAGAGGTCTTCGCCACGCGGTCCACCATGCTCACCAAATCTTCGCCAAAGCTCTCGACGTCCTTCGGGTCCACCACGCTCACTGCCTGGGCCTGCTGCGCCTTCGCTGCGACCTCCAGCCTCGCCATAGCGGACTGCAGCTCAGCTTCCAACGCACGCACCTGCTTATGCAGAATCGGCACCTCAGCGTCGTATTTACCCCTGAGCACGTTGAATCGCTGCTCCCAAGGCTCATCACGGACGACGGGCGCCGGTGGCGCTACGGGTTCCGGCGGTGCCGGGCTCTGTTCGGGTTCCGGCGGGGCTGCTGCTGCGAACACATCCTCCGCTGGTTGGGCGCCTGACCCGGCGTTAACTTCTGCGAGGGTTGCATCAGCGGCGTCTAGCGCGGCCTGCACCTGATTTGGCAATGCCATAAATTCACTCCAAGCCGGATACCCGGTGTTTGGTTACAACGTGCCGCTGTCGCGGCGTATTCAGTTACCGCTTTACAGCGGCTGGTGCCTTGTCCAACAGCGTCTTCATCGTTGCTAGTAATCCTGCGCGGCCTTGCGACCTGCGGAGCCAGTCAATATCGACAGCCTGTGTCAGCACCTGAAATTCAGAGTCAAGCTCGTTGTCAATCCACTCGCGCAGCTTGGTGCGCGACAGGAAATCAAACAGTTCCAACTCTTCACTCTTACTCATGTCGCGTTTATACCACAGACGATAACGCGTAAGCAACGCTGCTTAACACTTTTTCTTTGCCTGTGGCATTTTTGCCTCGGCCTTCTCGCCTTTGGCGTAAGCAGCTTTGCCTACTTTCTTTTCGGCTTTTTCCTCTTTGCCAGATTCTTTGCCTTTGAACATGAATGGGGGTTTTGTAGCCATGGTTAACCTTGTGGTGCGGGTGATGCGGTGTCCGTTATGGGGCTGCCATCGGCCAGGACCTGGCCCGACTGTGGCCCCGACGGGGGTGCTGGCTGCTGCCCTTGCTGCGGAGCCTGTGCTGCTTGCTGTTGCGCCATCACAGCCTGGGCCTGCTTGATCTTCAGTGCCGAGAGCGAAGGAACAACGGAGTCTGCATTCATGTTCAAGTTAGCCGCCAGCTCCCGCAGAATGGCTGCGCGCCCCTCGACGCCAACGATCTGGGAATCCAGCGGATTGGCTGTAGCCTGCAAGAATTGCAGACGCGACTGGTTTGCCGACTCTTTCACCTGCAAACTCAGCGCCCCACGCGGGATGATCTGCAAGTCGCCCCGGTATTTGAACGTCGGGTCGTACTGAATCTTGAAGTCGAACGTGGCCCGCAGGTTGGCCGACGTGATGTGCAGGTCCAGGCTGGTCACCAGCGACTTGATCACCTTGCTGGCGTTGCCCACCATCATTGACAGCCCAGACGCCGTGCGCCCGGCCCCCGGCGTGCCCTCAGTTCCCGTCATGTAACGCGGAATCCCACTGTACTCATCAGCCATCAGGCTGAACTTGTCATACACACCCATCAGCTCACTGGCGTTGCTGCTGGGCTGAAAAAACGTAATGGGCGCCGCCGACGACCCCATCGGGTCGGCACTGAACTGCCAAATTTTCCAGGGGTACATTTCCGTCAAATCGTCGCCTGGGGGTACCCGGTCAATGTTGACTGCCACCTGCGGCCCAGAGCTGATACCCAGGTTGTTGGCCAACGCGCGCGCTGCCGAGTTGCACATGCTCACGCAGTCCTTGATCAAGTCGTACAGGCTGTTGTGCCAGAACGCGCCAGGGACCCGGCTGAACCCATCGCTGTAATACGGACGCCGGGCCAACGGGTCCGGGTTGATCACGCACTTGATGACCCACTGACCAATCAGCCAGCACTCCACCGGGTACTCCTTGGCATCGTCCGTGGTGTCCTTCATGCCCCACTCGCGCAGCATCTTGCCCGACACCGTGTCCCAGCACTGCAACGCATCTATGAGGTCCGCACTGTCCGCCCCCATGCCTGTATCCCGGTTCTCAGCGTTGGCCTTCGCCTCGTCCACTGTCAACCATTCGCGCAGGCCACCGGTGCCGTGGGAGTCCAACACCGCGCGTATCGCGTCCTCGCTGTACCCGTCGACGCCAATCATGGCACTCAGCTCGCCCCGGCTCAACCGGTGGCGCTCAATCAAATACGCGTCCTGCACGTTTTTGGCCCACGCCGCTGGGTACATCATGAACGGGTCAACGCACTCCCAGCGTAGTTTTTTTACAACAGTCACCCCGGGTTTGGATGTCCCATCGGGCTGCGGCTGCCACACCAGGTTGGGCTCGTTGCGCACGATCGGACCCTTCAGGAACGCCGACTTGAACGTCGTCAAGTTGTCCAGGAAGTCGTCAATCGCGTTCAGGTACCCGCCCTCCAGCAACAGGTCCTCGATGTAATTCTCGGCCTCCATCGCCTCGCTGCGGGCCTGCTCCATGACAGAGTGCTCCACCCGGTCCTTGGCGTCGCGCATCAGCCCCCTGACGTCCTCAATGCTCATCCCCTGGCCCACCAGCTCGGCCTGCTGCACAACCTGAGTGATGCCCTGCATCACCTGCTCCATGTCTTCCTGTGGCAGCTCTGGCTTCGGGCTTGGCCCCAGCGTCCACGGCTTGTTCGACCCCGAGCCGCCCATGACGTCCACCAACAGGGCCTTGGCCTGGCGCGCCTTGGTAGCGAAAAGCATCATGTAGATTTGGGAACCCCCATTGGACGCCAGTTTGGCCTCCAGGTCCGCCGGGTACCGTCCGGCCTTGGCGCGCACCGCTTCAAGCATGTCCTGCTCGACCTTCTGTTTGGCGTCCTTGGCCTGGCTCCAGTGGCCTCGCAAGTGCTGCACCAAGTTGCTTACCACCTCCTGGTTGCCCGCTTCCGTAGCGCGCGCCACAGCGGCAGCAGTGGCCTCTTCGGCCAACGTGGTCGAGAGGTTTTTCATGCTTGTCAGCCCGCCGATGTTGATCTGCTTGGGTTGGGCGTACAAATTCGGTTCTGGGGGCACCCCGAGCGCCTGGTCGGGGGTCTGTAAGCCAAGGGCCATGGTGCTTGCCTAAAGTGATGTGGGTAGCGTCGATATTATCACGACGACGCTTACGAGCTTACGCGTACAAATAGCTCGACCTGACCACTTTCCTGGCCGGTTCCCGACGCAAATAGGCCCCGGTCCCCGTGATCGCCCCAGAAAAGTGCAGCCCCAGGTACTGCACCGCGTCGGCCAGGTGCGAAAAGTGGTTCTTCTCTGGGGTCAAGGACCCCTTCCCCGACATCGTTTTACGGTACCGAAACCCCCACTCGAACCCGGCAATCATGTGTTTGCACCCAGGGTCCACCAAAAACCCTGCTTTCCCGTCGATCTGCCGCACCAACAGGGACTCCACCGCCCCGATGCGCTTCTCAGGGTCGTTGGTCGCCGCGCGCAGCACCTTGAACCCCCGTCGCTGGATGGCCAAGGCGATGGTGTCCTCACTGACCTGCGCGCGCTGCCAGCAGGCAGGGTCGGCCACGATGATGACGTTCGAGCGTTTGAACATCGGAAAATCAGCGGCCAGCCTCGGTATCAACAGGCGGTCCAGGAACGACTCCACGCCCATCGTCTCATCCTCCGGCACATAGCACTCACCCAGCACATTCAATCGCCCCCTGGCGTCCTGCTGCCCGATAGCGGCAGCGGCCTGCAACCCGTTGTCCATTCCGATGACCAGGGGGTTCAAACTCTGGCTGATCGGCTTCAACGCCTCTTTGGCCACATGGAAGCTCGTCTTCCAACTCCCCTTGTACACCGGGTTGCCGAAGTCCCCGGCCCCATACTGATTCTTGACGTAGACGTCCACCCACCCCTCTCGCTTGCCCGCCACCAGGTTATCGTAATACTGGGGGTCAAGGTTCTCTATATTTTCAGCATCCGGGTTCCAGCTCCCGTCCTCCAACATGGCCGGCGGCTGCATGAATACCTTGGCGGTCCTCGGTGGGCTGGTCATGAACGAATGCCAGAACGTCCCCATCGGCGGCGGGTTGGTGCTGCACACAACCCCCGGGTACGTCACCCCACCAGCAGCACGCGACGGAAACCGAGCTACCCGCCCTTGCAGCCCGTTGAACACCGTCTCATCGACCTCTCGGCACTCCTCCACCCAGGCAGCAGAGCACTCCACCGACAACAGCCGTCGCACGTCATCCGGGGTATCCGCTGCCATCATGATCAACTCGCTGCGCACCTTGGTCCCATCCCCAAGCCGCAGTCTAATCTCAAACGTGTCCTCGCTGATGCGCCACTCACCCATGGCTGCCCCGCCCAGCTTGGTCGGTATCTCCACGCACCACGCGTCGATCAGCGGCTTCACCGTGGTTTTAAGCTGCCGTATGGTGTTTCTAAGGATGATGAACTTGGTGCGTCGCTCGCCTCCAAACGGCACCTGGCTCACGGCTCGGCGCAGGATGTCCATCAGGGCCACGGTGCTCTTGCCTCCACCTACAGGCCCGCAGATCAGCTTCAGGAAGCTCCCGTCCTGCAAGAAGTCATCCCCGGTCTTGCCCGGCGTGTAGTCAAACATCCAG